GGTTACAGGTTCGGTAGCGTTCGCCACCATAACGTAAATGCGCTCAGTCGTTCTCACTTTGACCCCCTTTCCATAGTTGTATCGCCCCGATAATTAAGCCTGCGAACCCGATAATGGCCGCAGTTTCTTTTGGCATGAAAAGCATCTCCATCTGTTCCTCTTATAAATTTGGGTTGAGCCTTGATCTAATGGCTTCCAAGTCTGGCAACTGAAGCAGCATTTCTTTCCTAATGCTTTGGTGGCCGCTTCCGAGATTTGGGCTATGGTTGGGACGAAAGTATCGCTTCCGGTCTTTGACATACCGCCTAACCTTTCCCTCGGACAACAGCGAGTTTAGTGCTTTGTAAGCCGTTGTCCTGCCCACTAGAAACCTGTCCATGATTTCCTCTACTGTCACCAGCCTTCGAGACATTATGTAACTTTTTATCCGATCCATTAACCATCCTTTTATAGCGTTCCATTGATTCTTTGAGATCGGTCTTCGCAGCCGGAACATACTCAAACTTAGACCAATCGGGGTCAAGGATTCTACCCATGCTCTTCTTCTCCTTCAATCCCTCTTGCCCACTTATAAATTGCGACCGCTGACGATTCAATTTCCTGACATAGCGCAACGATGGTGTCTCGGTCCGGGTCATAAGATCGCGCCATCTCGTGCTGAAGGCGATTCCCAAGCCGGATAATACGAACTGCATGATCTGCCTCATACATAATTCCTCCTTTGTTCATTAAGCACCTCTTCCACCCCGTTGAGCGCACGGCCATACTTGCTTAAACATATCAAAAATTATTACATCTGCCGTTCGATGACGAATTGCTGGGTTCTGTGACAAATACACAAGTGTCATATCGCGTATTTGACCCGCAGAAATTCCAGATTGATTTGGCGGGCAAAAAACAGCATTTACCCCGGCATCAAATACGCCCATGATGTAACCCATAGCGTGTATCCGCTCTAACGAGTCACTACTACTTAAACGACTGTGTAGATCGTTTCCCGACCAAAACTCAGCTTGCGCCATAGCGGGGATAAACAACAGTATGGATAGTAGTTTTTTCATAGCATCACCAGGATCATGTAGCCTGTAACGCAACACGCTACAAACACAAACCCGTCAAGCAGCGAGCTCTGCTTTTCTTGCGTCTTTAGCTGCGGTGATTGCAGCAACCGCGATTGGGTCTTGCTTCGTTGCGGCAAAGGCAGTTGCAAAGTAATTCTTGAGTTCTTCCACATTTTTAGCTCCTCGGATTTGTTCTACGAAATTGGTTGCGTCTACTGCGTCAGCTTCAGGCAAGTCCTCACCTGCGTATATGTAAAGCCCAAGCCCATGCATGGCAATGCACTTCGCCAGGCAACGCATGATCGCGGTATTGACTTGAAATGCGTCTGGGTTCGGGATTGCTTTATTGCGGTGGTCGAGCACCGGCAGTTGGCAGGGTAGGGTCTTGTCAAACATTGTGACCTCTACGAATACCATTGCGGTTTCACCGATCCTGCAATACGGCTGATCGTAATTCGCACCAAACAATTTGACCTCCCAGTTTGCTTTGGGGTCAGCTTTGATTGCTTCTTGCCAAGCCCAAGCCCATGAGAGATATGTCAGGCCATTCTTTTTTTCCGTATGGTCATTGACATTTATTTTGAGTAATTCGAGCGTGTTCATTTATACCCTCCTATCTAATTGTTCGTAATCTTCGAGCGTTCTCAATATGTATTTTAAGGCATCCTGGATATCACGCTCGCTTTTTGCGTTGTCGCGTATGAATCGCGCAACACCCACAAAGCGGCCATGATTCAAGTTCATGCCATGAGCGATATCCTCTTGCTCCTGTTGCTCTAACTGCTGTTGGTGGTATTCAGCGGCAGTCATAGTGTCACCTCGATCTCAACTTCCAAAAAGCGAATCTCGTCCAGAATGTTGTCGTACTCGCGCTCTTGCTCAGACGTCCATTCTGTCTGTAGATTTTCTAGTGCTTTTTTCTTGTCTTGCCACTTATCAAGTTGTGTAAGCAGCTTCTCTTTTTTAAGAGACATTGATGGTGGTAGTAACCATGCACGTTCTGCGTAATTCATATTTGCCCTCCTCAGAGCAGGGGCCGAAGCCCCGTTGGTTAAATTATTTCATCAAACTATCAATATGGAATTCAATGATTGACTTGCTATTTTTAATACCTTGCTCATTTGACTCGTTATCAAACAAGTCCCAAGACCAAGATTTTTTTGGCGAGGCCATAAATGTAAGCAAAGCACCGTCATTGGTTTTGTAAGTGTATTTTGTTTCTGTTTTCGGAATTTGCTTGCCGCGAAACTTAATTAACACTTCTACGTTTTGAGTTTTTACGAGTTGCATTTTTATCTCCTTCAAGCCTGGCGTTATTGCCATGTGTGTAATCTTACACAGTTATTACACAGTTGCAAGCACTTTGTAAAAAAACTTGCTAGGTGTAACCCTAAGTTGTATAAACGCGACATGAGCCCCACCCAACGATCCCTAAAACTACTACGCGAGCAGGGTTATTCCGTGTGGATAGTCGAGCATTGGAACCACTTTGCCCGTATCCGGCAGGACCTGTTCGGGTGTATCGACCTTCTCGCCATAGGAAACGGGGAGACCCTGGCAGTCCAGACCACCAGCAGGGGGAATGTTGCGGCGCGGCAGAAGAAGATAGTCGAAAACGAGTATTACCCCGAAATGGTCAGGTCAGGCTGGAAGGTCCAGGTCCACGGCTGGGGCAAGCTCAAGGACGGCTGGACGGTAAAAATAGTTGAACTTAATTAAATCTGTGGTATCGTAATGGTGTCAGCGGTGTGGCAACCGTTGGAACAAAGCGTCTTGCATCAGGAAGCCCATATAAGTCTAGGGCGTGTGTAAAGTGGTAACTGATGAGTTTTGGCTTGACGCCTCATTTGTTCCTACTTTGCTCATGCCAAGAGCCACGCTCTAGACTCATGTGGGCTTTTTTATTTCCGCTGACCGCGCAAAACGCTAGCGTGTTGAAGAAGGCGGGGATGGGATAGAGGCCGTGGAATAAGTAGCCACGGAGACCAGGGTCGACACCTGCTATATCCGTCTAGTCGTGGGTAAGGCCACCTAGAGTACCGTTGTTACGGGATACATCTCCTTACAGGTCTGGCAAAATGTAAATTTTGCTAGTGGTCGTTGTTTTGTCTTTTAGGAGGTAAAACTTGGACGGCTTTGACGAGTTTTGGGAGAATTACCCGAAAAAGGTAGCAAAGGCAGACGCTAGGAAAGCATGGCAACAAACTAAAAATGTGCGCCCAGAATTAACGATGCTGATAAGTGCTATAAAAGCGCATTGCAAGACAGAACAATGGATGCGGAACTCTGGTGCGTTTATTCCCTATCCGGCCACTTGGTTGCGCGGAGAGCGTTGGGAAGATGAGCTCACCATCGTCCTACCCGATGTCGTAAACGAGAAACCTTGGCACGAAACCGCAAGCGGAATCGAAGCCAAAGGAAAAGAACTCGGTTTAGACCCATCTCAGTTTGATTCCTTCCCTGCGTTCAAGGTTGCCGTCATGCGCCAAGCAATGAAGGCTGCATGATCCTGACATCTCAAAATAGAGATATTGCCAAGCAGCTTGTGGAATCTGCTGCGGATGGCATGGTGTTGGAGATCAGAAAACCCAAGCGTTCCTTGGACCAGAACCGCTACTACTGGGCAATACTGACCGACATCTCAGAGCAAGTCGTACCCGGCAAGGCATACGAGCCGAGTATGTGGCATGAGTACCTGAGAGCGTTGTTTCTGCCGGAGCGGATGGTGGAGTTGCCCGACGGAAGCCTGAAGATGCTGGAAGCGAGTACGGCAGAACTTAGGGTAAACGAGTTTACAGACTATCTGGAAAAGGTTATAAAGTGGTCAGCCGAGCATGATGTAGTTTTTTCTGAGGAGACAAGAAACTATGGATCAAGCAGTCGCGTGTAAAAGATTGTTGTCAGCAGTCGTCAGTCTTGCGGTACGAGATTCCTGCCAAACACCGGGTAAGAAGATGCTGAACCAATTACCAAAAGATGCGTTGGATTTTTTGTTTAACCACAGCGATGGTTACTTAGAGTTACTAGATTTTGACCCAGAACAATTCCGCAAAAAATTGGTGTCGGTGATGTATACGAAGAATCCAAACCCACCTTATAGTCTTTCACAAGCGGATTGCAGGAATTTACGGATCAATTACCAGATGTGGTCAGAAGGAAGATGAATGAGTTGGCTCTTTTCGCAGGCGCTGGTGGAGGAATACTTGGGGGACACTTGCTTGGATGGCGAACCGTCTGCGCCGTTGAGTGGGAACCCTACGCAGCTTGCATACTTGCCGCAAGACAAAATGACGGACTTCTCCCGAGTTTCCCGATTTGGGATGACGTTCAAACCTTTGACGGCAGACCGTGGCGAGGAATTGTTGACGTTATATCTGGAGGATTTCCATGCCAAGACATCTCCGCAGCCGGAAAAGGCGCAGGAATTGACGGAGAGCGATCAGGAATGTGGCGAGAAATGGCAAGGATCATTCACGAAGTACGACCAAAATTCGTGTTCGTGGAAAACTCACCAATGCTCACTTCTCGGGGGCTTGGAACTGTTCTTGGAGACTTGGCCGCGATGGGGTTTGATGCGCGGTGGGGAGTGCTGGGAGCAGCAGATGTCGGCGCACCGCATCAACGAGACCGAATCTGGATTGTGGCCGAGTCCAAACTCAAGAGATTGGAAAGACAGCGGAGCCAGCCAGGGCAAGAGAAAATCTCCGAATTTGGGAACAGCGGTTCATTGGCCGACACCAAACTGTCAAGGACTAAATGGTGGAAAAAACAGCAGATTGGCAGCGAAAAAAAATGGAATAGATTCAGAAATTTTAATTGGTGGAAAGTTGAACCCAACGTGGGTAGAGTGGCTAATGGGGTGGCCGCTAGGGTGGACAGACTTAAAGCCATTGGAAACGGACAAGTACCACTCGTGGCTGCAACAGCATGGGAAGATTTAGGTGACGAAAAATGAAAAAAAGCATCTCAATCGCGTGGCCGAACTCGGCTGTATGGTGTGTCGAAGGTTGGGCTACGAAGGAACCCCATGCGAAATTCACCACATTCGTGCCGGTCAGGGATGGGGCCGAAGCTCTCACTTTCAAACAATCGGGCTATGTCCTGAACACCATCGCGGAAAAACTGGCGTCCACGGCCTTGGGACAAAGGGATTTGTTCGACACTACGGGTTTACCGAGCAAGACTTATTAGACGATGTGAGGAGACTTTTGGGTGAAAGTTGAAATTGGTTTGGCAACGCTTCATTTGGGCGATTGTGCTGACATATTGCCTAACATTGACAGAGTAGATGCGGTAGTAACTGATCCTCCGTATGGAATTGGTGAAAGTTCTGAAAAAGTAAAATCTCGTCAACGTCGAGAGGGTGGAAATTCAAAAGCACTTGCTGATCAACGAGATTATGGTGATTTTAATTGGGATCAAAAAACACCAGAAAAATTTATTTTTGACGCAATACGTAATATGTCAAATTGGCAAATTATTTTTGGAGGAAATTATTTTGAATTGCCACCAAGCAAATGTTGGCTTATATGGGACAAAGAAAATGGCGACAACGATTTTGCTGATGCTGAACTTGCGTGGACAAATCTTGATAAAGCAGTGCGTTTAAAACGATATATGTGGAATGGAATGTTAAGAGCCAACAAAGAGCCGCGCGGAGACCATCCAACACAAAAACCAATAGGTATTATGGAATGGTGTATTAGTCATCTCCCAGAAAATAGTCAAACAATACTTGATCCATTTATGGGTTCAGGCACAACCGGAGTAGCCGCCGTAAAAATGGGCCGCAAATTTATAGGTATTGAACGAGAACAAAAGTATTTTGATATTGCTTGTCAGCGCATAGAAAACGCGCAACGCCAGGAGAATTTGTTTTGAAAGCCATTGCCATTGCCACCGTCAGCGGGAAGTGTCTCGTGACCCTTGCGGCCTCGGTGACCGCTTATGTGCCCCAGGATGTAACCGTATTCCTGTCGGGTTCCAAGATGATCTTTCCCCGCCACCGCACGATCACTTCTGATAATACGGCGACCAATTTTGGGGATGCCTACAATGCTGTAGTGCAACAGGCATTTCAGGAGTTTGACGAGGTGGTGGTCTGTAACGACGATATTGTCTTTACCCCGACGACTTGGCAGTCACTATCCGAGGACGTTTCCAGACTCAAAAGTGAAAATATCCCCCTCGGCTGGGTCGCGTGCCGAAGCGACTACGCGAGAGGATACCAGAACATTCGGATTGGCAAAGGACCGATGAGTTGGTTTCGCTACGAGACCGAGAACTCCATTATTGAGACCGACGTTATTGCTCCGATCTGTGCCTACATCCAGAAAAGTGACTGGATCGACTTCCCGCCCCTGAACTGGTATTCGGACGATGTGAGCTGTTTGGACCTCCAGAAAGCTGGTAAACGGCACTTTATCTCCCGAGCCTATGTTCATCATGTGGGCAGCCAAACCTGTGGCTTTGACGCCAAGAATCTTATAGAATCCGCGAAACCTTGGATTCGGGAGAATCGGCCAGAGCTTTACGACTTATGGTTTCGGAAGAAAGATTAAAAAATTGGGCCTGGTACTGCGCCTGGGGTCATGTTGGCCCCGAGGTTCGCACCACCGCCGCTTCTGCCGAGGGTAACTACGAATCCGAAGATGTCTTTGAGGGCGAAGAACCCCGACTTGAACCGGACATGATAGACGGGGAAATAATTGAACAAGCGGTCAGAAAACTTCCAGAAAAATACCGCAAAATCTTAAAAGCACGTTTTATAATGTATCCGTACCACCTACAACATACCGTGGCGCAAAGACTCCGGATGTCGGTGGACAGGCTCGAAAGTGAACTTATAAACGCAAAGAGGAGATTGACCAATGAACTTGAAAGAGATCGCTCAAGGCACACCCGAGTGGCTGAAAGCCAGGTTGGGATGTGTAACCGGATCACGAGCGAATGACATCTGCGCCGCTGAAACAACGGCGGCTTATCAAAACTATCTGTGGCAACTCGTAGCAGAACGAGAAACGCAGACCGTTGAAGAAACCTACGTCAATGCCGATATGCAGCGGGGAACCGAAATGGAACCCATCGCCCGCGCCGCATACGAAGCCCACACCGGGACTTTTGTCACCCAGACAGGCTTCTGGCTCCACCCCGAAATCCCGTACTTTGGCAGTTCTCCTGACGGACTGGTCGAAGATGACGGGCTTATTGAAATCAAGTGCCCAAGAACCTCTACCCACCTGCGCTACAGAAGTGATAACAAAGTTCCAACACAATACAAGCGACAGATGATGTGCCAACTGCTCTGTACGGGCAGAAAATGGGTGGACTTTGTAAGTTTTGACAACAGGGTTCGGGACTCCAAACAACTCTTTATCGTGCGGTTTGAACCTAAGCAATCAGACCTAGACGAAATGCTAGAGAAGGTTCAGGCGTTCTTGGCTAACGTAGAAAAGGAGATGCAATGAACTGGACTGTATTTGTGGTGGATTGGGAATCTTTAGGGCCGCTGAAGTTTTGGCTGTTTATCATGGCCGTAATGTTTTTATCGGGGTGGCTTGAATGGCGTCGTGGCTAATAGCGGGGATCGGAATTGTTTATCTTATTGTCGCGGTGGATTTGTTTAGGGTTCACAATTGGGGCCTGGGCATTGCTTTTTTGGGCTATAGCCTAGGGAATGTGGGGTTGTATATCGCTGCCAAAGGAGGGCAACAATGACGCAGACGGAATGGGTGTTAAAGGAAGGTAAGCGAAAGTGGATTACACCGCTCGATGCTTACTTGGGGTGTAGGTGCTTGCGGCTGGCCGCGAGGATTAAGGACTTAAAGAATATGGGCTACATTGTGGCGACAAAAACGGTCCACAAGGACGGAAAACATTTTGCGGCTTACCGCGTGAAGGAGAAGAAACATGGCTGATTACACAAACTCAGGCGTTTTATTTAAGAACGAATCGCCCAACGAAAAGGCTCCGGCTTATAAGGGCAAGATCAATGTGGATGGGAAAGAATACGAGCTTGCCGCTTGGCTAAAAGAGGGCAAGAATGGCAAATATATGAGCCTGAAGGTGCAAGAACCGAGGGAGAAGAAACCCAAACCCGAGCCGACATTTGATGATGTCCCAGACGATCTACCCTTCTGAGGTGAGCCATGAGCATTTTCTACGACGTAGACGCCTTTATGAAGGCGGCGGGACACGGGCCTGATCCCAAGAAGGTTTCGCTTTACCTGGACTTGGTGCGGGAAGAGACCGGGGAGTTGGAGCAGGCGATGTCGGACTACCACGCCGCTGAGAATTTGCAAGACGAGCAGCTTGCCAAAGCGGATGCCCTTGATGCCATCTGTGACACCATTTGGGTACTGATAGGTTTAGCAAGAGTAATGGATTTGCCCGTTGATCAGGGGTGGGATGCGGTCACCATCACAAACTTAAGAAAAGTCGATCCCGAGCTGGGGACTGTGTTGCGGGACGACCACGGAAAAATTAAGAAGCCTCCGGGGTGGCGTCCACCGGATATGTTGAGGATTATCCAGAACTACGATAAGCGTGGATAAGGACTTTGTAAGACGGCTGTTTATTTACAAGCGGGGAGTGTTGTTTTGGCGCAACAGACCCCCCGAGGACTTTAAGCGGGTCAATGCGTACAAGATGTGGAATAAGCGGTACGCAGGAAAGCCAGCCGGATCTGTGGGGGGAAAGGGATACATCCGCATAGCGATTTATAAAAAGTATTATATGGCCCACCGACTTGTATGGCTCTACCATCATGGGGTTTTCCCCGAGATGATTGACCACAAGAACGGCAAGAAGATCGATAATCGCATTTCCAATTTAAGGGCCGTAATTTGCTCTCAGAACCTTTGGAACGCAAAAAGGTATCAGAGCACCAAAACCAATATAAAGGGCGTTTACGAGCGGAAAAAAGGGGTCTACGAGGCACACGTTTGCGCGAATGGCAAAAGAACTTATCTCGGCAGGTTTACTTCTAAGAAAGCTGCGGCAGGAGCGGTCCGAGCAGCAAGAGAGCTTCTTCACGGAGAATACGCCCGACACGGGTGAGTTTTGGGCGACCAAGAAAGAAATCTTACAAGTAATGATGTCCCAGCACGAGGCAAAGATAGAGGGGATAGCCCGTCATGTGCTGAAGATGAAAACCAAGACCCAGAGAAGGAAGTGGCTGGAGGAGTTTGAGCTCAAGAACGGGCCGGAACTGACCTACGAGCTTAAAGACAGGATCTTGGAGTTAGCCAAGGAAGAGCGCGACTTCAGCCTTGCGCCTGCGGACCAGTCCCGGTAACTCCTTGCCCCCGCCCTTTGTGTAGACTAAAAAACCTTCAGCAATGCGATCCAGGGATTCATCTCGTAGGATGCGCTGGCGTAGTGTAGAGCGTTGAAACCCTCCGACACCGATGTTGTAGCTAAGAGCGACACAAGCGTCAAATAAGCCTTGACGCCCAGTAAGATTGGGAGCAAGTCGAAGAACACCACGCTCAAAACTAATGAGGAGATTCTTGAAGCGTTCTTCAATCTCCGACTTGGACCAGGTACGGTTGTCTGCATCTCGTAACGGATATTCCTTGCGAATCGGGCCAGTATAACCATCCTTACGGACCATCGGCAGGCGAATTTGGTCTTGGTAGAGCACCTCTCCGTAGCCCACCGTCCAAAGATGGGCAGGGCAGAGGTACGGTTTGTCACGATACCCCTCGAACTGGTGCATCAGGTGGATGCCTTTCTCAGACGTTCTCACTTCTTAGACCAGCCCCGCGATCCAAACCAAAACCCAATGATACCGCCAAGCATTGCCATTTCGTCCTCGGAAAAGATCAGATCGGTGGCGGCGATAAATTGGTCCACGGTCAGGGTTCCAAGTCCTTGCTTAAACAGCAGGAAGTAGACTAGGCCCATGTTGATAAGGACCAGTTCCAACACGAAAATGTAGGTCACGGTAGGACGGACTGTAGCCACATAATTGACCGCCCACTTGCTTGCCTTGTCCATGATCTTTTTGTCGTGGTCGAGCGCGGCGTTTTGCATCTGCGCCTCGGACTGCATGGCAACCTGATCTGTCCGAATCTCCTCGATTCTAGCTTGGGCAGCAAAACCTTGAGCCGCCATTTGCAACTGCATTTCGTTTTGCAGTCTGGCGAGGGATAATTCGTGCGCTTGGTCAGACTTGTTTTGAAAAAAGTCTAAGACTTTCGGTAAGCCAGAGATTAGCAAGCCGCCAAGGGTAGAGATCAAAGATAGCATTACATAGCTCCAGTTGCTTTAAGAA